AGGCGCAAGTCTTTATCACTCATCGCTGGTCCCGTGTCGCATTATCGCCTTATGCCGCCACTCCAGTACCTCGGTCAGCGTCATGAACTCGGTAACGGACGGCGGCCAGTGAAAGACGGTGGCAATGTCCGCCACCAGATCGTCAACCGTCAGGCCGTCGCTAAATCCGACAGCACCGACTTCTTCAGTAAAAAAGTGACCATCTCCACCGACAGGCTCACCAGATCGGCGGGGTCCATCTCGGTGATTTCCTGCGTGGTCAGCGCCGGAGTGGTGACGCGCGGCAGCACGGTGATCATGGCGTTTACGTCCATGTCCATCAGCGCCTGCAGTCGGGTGCCGCGCAGCGCGCCGGACTGCGGCTTGCGCACGACGACGCTTTTAATCTCGGTTTTACCGCGCAGGATCGGGGTGTCCAGCTCAACGGTTTTTTCGGTGGTTTTGTCGGTCATGTTGATGTCTCGCTAAAAGGGTAAATGACGGCAGGGAATCCCCTGCCGGAAGTGATTACAGGCCGAGCGCGTTGCGATGCGCTTCCATCAGGTCCGTGCCGTCCACGATGTGAATCATGTTCACTAGGTCAATCTCGTAGAGCACTTCGCCGTTGATGGTCAGCTTGGCGTAGCTGTTGGTGCCGGACACCTTAGTGGTGCTGGATTCGCCAGTCTTCCACTCGCCGGAGTCCAGCTCCTTGTGGCGGCCACGCACGACCAGCTCCACCGCCTGCACCTCGCCGGTGTCGTCGCGCTGAATGGAGCCGGTAAAGCGCAGCTGCACGCCGTCCACGGTCAGGGTGCCCATCTGCTTGAACAGCTTCGCCTCAACGCCGCCGCAGGTGAATTCAGTATCCAGCGCGCCGTCGTCCAGGCCCATGTCGATGTCCACCGCACCGGCCATGCCGCCGCCGCGATATTTTTCGAACTTGCGTGTGACTTTCGGCAGCGTCACGGACTCAATCAGCCCCTGCCAGTTGTCGCCTGCGTTGAACAGGTTGAGGTGCTTGAGCTTGCGGGGTAATGCCATAATTCAGTCTCCTTATGCGCTGACGCGGCTGGCGAAATCGACCAGGTACTGATCGGTGATGCGCTGACGCAGCAGCAGGTTTTCAAGCGGCGGCACCGGCGTGTAGTCGTAGTCGATCAGCAGCTTGCCCGCTTTGAGCGTGTCCTTGTCGTTCACGCTCTCGTCCAGCCAGCAGTCCGCGCCGATGAGATAGCCCTGACTTACGAGGCTGCGCAGTTTGGCGCGGATGCCCTCGATAATGTCGCGGGCCAGCGACGGATTCAGCGCGCCGTCCACCGCCCACATGTGCGCCTCGGCCATGGTGTCGGCCAGCACCTGCGCGGTGCGGGTGTAGCACTCAAACGCAAACAGCGGGTCATCACTCAGGCAGCGCGAACCCCAGAATCGGAAGCCGTCTTTACGAATCAGCGTGGTGATGTCGTTCTGGTTCAGCAGGCCGGAGTCGGTGGCCGGATCCTGCAGGTCCCAGAACACGTCTTTGGAAATGCCGGTGACGCCGTTCACGCCGACGTTCGACAGGGATTTATGCCAGCCGGTTTGCTCGTCGATTTTGGCGCGCAGGCCGAGCGCGCGGGCGGTGGCGAAGGCCGTCGCGTCCGCCTTCAGCACGGTGTCAAAGTTGATGAATTCCGGCCAGATGAGCATGCCCTCGCGCTGGCTGAAGTTCGCGCGGTAGGCAATCGCCTCTTCCACGCTCTGACAGCCGTACGCCGACAGGTAGGCAAAACCGCGCAGGCTCTGCGCCACGCTCAGCAGCTCGGTAGCCACAGCCTGCGTATCGTGACCGGGCACGCCGAGAATGCGGGGCTTCACGCCGCACACCGCCTGCGCGGCCAGCAGCGCCTTCATGCCGGTGCGCTGGCCGTTACTGACGCCGCCGATGATATTGGAGGTGGTTTCAGCTTCGGTTTCGCCCTGCGGCACGCGCACGACGACGGTGACGGGTTTCGCCTGGTCGGCGATGGCGTCCAGCGAGCGCGCCAGCGTGCCGGACTCGCCCGCCTTGCCGCTCGCGGTGAGTACGTCGGTCAGCAGTACCGGACGATTAAGCGGGAACGTGGCCGCGTCGGCGTCATCGCCGGTGCAGACCATGCCCACAATCGCCGTGCTGACGGTGGTGATGGTTCGGATGCCCTCGTTGATTTCCTCAACGCGCACGCCGTGGTGATAATCCTGTGCCATATGGCGGTTCTCCTGTGAAGGGGTTCCGCTATGGTGAAAGGTGAAGGTCGCACGCGCACGCGCCGGGTATTGTGTGAGAAATGGCACAACGACGGGCAATAAAAAACGCCCGCTAAGGGCGCTTTAACTGGTCAGGTTTTTGGCTGCTGCGGCCACTCTTCAGGGGGCTGAGTTTCGGGATCGACTCTGCTCAGCAGCACGCGGTACCTCTTCCACGCCACCAGACTGGACTTTTCCTCATCGGTTGCGATGTCAAGATCGACCGCATCCTGCAGCGTCTGGATTTGTGTAGATGCGTCGCGTAGTCGCGCAGCCAGAATCGCCAGCTTTGCCTCAGTGTTGAGCACAGGTATTCTTGGCTCACCCTCAACAATGACTCCATTGATGAGACGACTTGCTGGACCGGTTGCTTCAAATTCCGCCTGATTAAGCTCAGTCAGTTTTTGCGCTATGTAACTTTCGGCGTCCGCATCAGTGAAGGCAATTAACATTCCGTTGACGTAGTTTTCCGCGTCAGTTGAAACGAAATAGCGAAGAGAATAGCCACGGAGGTCAGTATCAGGGGTCTGAAAAGTTTTATTTTCATCAGTCATATAGTCACCAGAATGCCAGCAGGTTAACGTTAAGTGGCCCATCATTATTGTTATAAACTCCGCAGTTATTAGGTCCAACACCCGTAAGCCATGCCTGCGGCGAACCATTAATTGCGGACAGTAAAATGCATGGAGCATTAGGGAAACCAGCTGGAAATGTCCAGGTTACCCCGCTCTTCGCGCCAATCGTCATGTTCGTTCTGCACCACTGACCGCCAGCAGGGATTTTTCCCCACGCACCATTGCCATTGCTGCCTGACTGAAACTGCCAGTAAGCAACGGCACTGTTAGCTGCCGTACCGCCCGCAACCGCAAAACCCTGCCCCGGATCGCCGCCCCGGTATGCAAATCCACCCAGCACGTTTCCGAGCCGGATGTTATTGACTACCGCACCCGAAATATCGCTGGTCTGGGCATAGAATGTCTGCCCGGAATCACCGTTCAGCCCGGCTTTTTTTGCCAGCTCCGACGTCAGCAGGGAAACCGGCACGGCGGCGTTCGCATCGCCAGGTGCACTTTGCACCCAGAACTTTTGTGTCGGTGAGCCACTCAGCAGGGCATGCAGGGCCAGCGCGGTATTCATCTGCCCCCGGTTCACCACGTGACCGTCCTGCGTGGCGTCTTTCGCCGAGAACTGCTGATTCACGTTACCGGCCAGCAGCGCCCGTGCGGCCAGTTGATTTGTCATCGTGGCGGCAAATTTCGGATCGTTGCCAAGCGCAGCCGCCAGCTCGTTCAGCGTGTCCAGCGCCTCCGGAGAAGAGGCAACCAGCTGGGCAATGGCTGCCTGAACAAACGCCGTATTTGCCAGCTGCGAGGAGTTGTTTCCCGCTGCTGCCGTCGGTGCTTTCGGCGTGCCGGTAAACGTCGGGCTGGCCTTCGGTGCGTACTGCGTATGCGGGTCTGCCGCCTTGATGTGTGCATCCAGCAGGCCGTCGGCGTACTGGCGCACCTCAATCGCTTTATCATCCACGTACTGCCGGGTCGCCAGTACCACCGACGGGTCGATTTTCAGCGTTACCGCGCTGGTGCTGTTCACGATGATAATCATGCGCACCGTCTGCGTGCGCCCGCTGCCCTCGGCGAGCTGCGGCTTGTAGGTCTCGGCGCAGTTAGCCACGGCAATCATGACGCCGTCGGCGTCAAACAGGCCAATCTCGCGGATCCAGAAACCGCCCTCGCCCTCGGGGATAATCTGCTCGGCAATAATCTGGCTGCCGTTAGCGGCGTCAATTGTCAGCGAGTTAAGCGACGCGCGGCGCTTCTCGCCGATGAGTTTCGTCTGTGCCGGGTCAGGCGTGGGCAGCGCGCCGCCGCCATCGCCTACCGCCATCTGCGTGATGTTCACTTTGGTGCCGAGCGCGGCAGCGTTGGCAAGCTTAGCCGCGCCCTGATTGGTCAGCAGGGCAAAATATTTTGTCGTCATGCGCTCACTTCCGTCAGGTCGATAAGATGCACCGCCGCGCCGGAATACACCGGCCCGCCGACGCTGATTAGTTCAGGGGTGTAGGGATAAACGGTCAGCTCGTCGCCGCTGTAGCTGGCAACGGCCACCGGCACCGTGCCGTTTGCGTCCAGGGTGATTGAAAGCCCGGTAAGATGGCGGCTGCACGGCTTGGCGTCGGCAATCACGCGCTCCAGCTCGTGATACATTTCCTCGGTGATGCCGGTATCCAGCACCCCCACGTCCAGCCGGAACGTGCCCGGCGCGTCGTTGGTTTTCCACCACTCAATCACGCGGATGAGATAGCCCAGCGGCTCCACCACGCGCCGTATAGCGCTGACGGTGCCCTTGTGCTGATGAATGTAAAACGCGTCCTTCACCACCTTGCGCTTTACGCTTTCCGTCCAGCTCTCGTCCCAGCGGTCCACCGAAAACGCCCAGGCAAGATAGGGCAGAAAATTCACCGGACAGGTGTCAGGGTTCCACAGGTCGCGCAGCGGCACGTTCAGCCCGGAAATCCCGCTGCACGCCTGCGCCAGACGGCGCTCAAGCGCGGATGAGCCGGGCGGCAGCAGGCTGTTACTCATGACGCCACCTCATCACTCGCCACCGTTACGTCGGTGCCGGTGCAGTTGCCCGCCTGCGTGCGGTCCATGATGATGTCTTCAGCCGGTTCGGTGATTTCCACCCAGTCCACACCGGCCACGCGCAGCACCGCACCATAAGACTCGCGACGCACGCTGCGGCCCAGCTTTTTCTGTTCGATAAGGTAGGCGGCAAGCCTCTCGTTTGCGGCCTCAAGACAGGGCGCGGCGGCTACGCCGTCGAACAGGTGCAGCTTCGCCTGCACGCGGTAGTCGTTGATGGTTGCAGCCTGCACCGTCACGCGGTCCGCCACCGGGCGCACGCTCTCGCTGTTCAGCGCTGCGTCCACGGTATTCAGTAAATCAGCGGCTGCCGTGCCGTTGCCTTCCCGGCTTAGCACGGTGACAAGCACCGTCGCCGGTGACGGGCTGATGGCGGACACGTCCTGCACCCGTCCGTCCGCACTACGGGCGTGAAACTCGTAAGCCGCTGTCGGACCGGCAACCGATAAGCCCTCAAACGCTTCCGGCACGCGCACGCGCAGCGCGTCGTCCGATTCCATCACCGCGTCCACCGGCGGCACAGCGTCCGGGCTGGCCGGGGTGATGGTCAGGCGCTGCACGTTACTGCGCGCGGCCAGCTGGTCGAGGTCGCTGCCGAGCGCGTAAGCCACCATCACCGCCTGCGCCGCCTCGTTGATGCGCTGGCGCAGCAGGATTTCCCGATACACGCTTTCCTGCAGGCACTTCACGACAGGATCGGACTCCAGCGCCAGCACGCGGCGCATGGCGGCCTGTTCGTCCGCAGGATAGAGCGCAATCAGCGCTTCCTTGCGCTCGGCCAGCAGCGTTTCAAAATCCGGCACCTCGATAACTTCCGGTGCGGGCAATTGCGAAAGGTCAATTACTGCCACTGTTCACCCCCGTTGGAACGGACATTGCCAGCGGTGAGCCATCGGCGCGCTGGCCGGTCAGCTCAACCACCATAGAGCCATCAAAGGCGCTGGTAATATTCAATGAGCTGAGGCGGATACGCGGCTCCCAGCGGCTCAGCGCCGTGTACGCCGCCGCCATCACCTGAAGGCGCACCACGTCGTTC